TAGTGCTGGTTCTATTCTGTCATAAATCGTTAAGGCTAGTTCTTCTAATTGCGACCTTAAAGTTCTTAATTTCCCACCTAAACCAGATTCCATTGTATCGGCCATTCTTTTAGATGCGCCGGTAGATGAATCTATAGATCTGGTTAACTTTTGATAGTCTTCATCAGAAGCATTTATAATCGCTAATGCTCCTGACATCGCTTCTTTACCAAATATTGTAGCTGCAGAACTAGCTTGTTGGTCTTTTGAAAGATGTTTAAATTTTTCCCTCAGTTGATCTAAAAGCTTTCGCATAGGAATCATTTTCCCATTACTATCTGTAATAGATATTCCTAAGCGCTCCATTTCATTCCCCATAGCTCTAGTTGGACTTGAAAGATTGGTGAACATTGTTCGTAACGCTGTACCTGCTTTTTCACCTTTGATACCCGCATTACTCATTAAACCTATCGCAATAGATGTATCTTCAATCGTGTAACCTAACGCACCTGCTACAGGAGCGACATATTTAAAAGCTTCTCCGAGCCCTCTAACGTCCGTATTTGCCTTCGAGCTAGTTTGTGCTAAAACGTCCGCAAAATGACTACTATCCTTTGCTTTTAAACCAAATGCCGTTAGTCCATCTGTAACAATGTCACTTACTGCTCCCAGTTCTTCGCCAGATGCTGCCGCTAAATCCATAACTCCGCTTAAACCTTCCATCATTTGCTTAGAATCCCAACCAGCAAGTGCCATGTAATTTAATGCTTCAGCCGAATCTGATGCACTAAATTTTGTTGTTGCACCCATTTCGCGAGCCTTTTTCTTCAAAGCTTCAAACTCTTCCCCAGTAGCACCTGAAGTTGCTTTAACTTTTCTCATACTGTCATCGAATTCAATACCTTTTTTAGCTGCTACAGCAAACCCAGCAACCACCGGCGCAGTTACATACATAGTCATGTTACGGCCTACATTTTTCATACTGTTACCAATTTCTTGAAGTTTAGGACCAAAATTATTAAAGTTGGTACCAAGTTTTCCCATTGCAGTATTTAATGCTTTCTGCTCTCTTTGCATGTCTTTTAATTCTTGTGTGGCTTGGTTTAACTCTCGCTCATATTGGTTTAATTTAGCGTAAGCTTCATTGTATTTAGCAGCCGCAGCTTGTGTCTTTGCACTGTTTTCACCAGTTTCTTTACTAAGTTTGTCATAACTATCTTTCAGCTCTTTAGTAATCTGGGCTTGAACTTTTTGTTTTTTACTCAAACCTTCGACTTTTATCTTCGACTTTTCTAATGAATTATCATATCTAGAAAATTGTGATAAATTAGCCGAAAGCTCACGCGAAACCATTTTCATTTGCCTATTTAAACCTGTCACACCTCTATTGAATCCAGAACCATCTAAATCAACCTTTATGACCATATTACCTATAGGATTAGGCATTTAAAAACCTCCTTTCTTCCAAGATGTAAATAAAAAATCAACCTTTAAAGGCTGATTAAAAAATATCTTTAAAACTTTTCGCAGTTCGCTTTGTTTCAATCTTCGATTCGACAATGTCTAAAAAGAAGTGTATCGGCATGTTAGCCACTTTTTCTGCATCCATGCCTTTTTCTATCAAATCTTTAGCTATTTTCCTGTAATTGTTGTAGACAGCTTCAGGTGTTAAATCTTCTTTTCTTATTTCTGATTCTCTGTCACGAACTTTTTTGTATCGCTAGGTTCCCCACCTGTAATTCGTCCAATTAACTGTCCAATCTTTTCAATACCTTCTTGACCATTTGGTAATCCTTTTTGAAGTTCTATACTGGTAAATTGATTATCAAAAGCTTCAACGATGAAATCCAAAACTTCTTCTAATACTTCCATTTGTACAGCCATGTTGTTTTCGTATTCTTCTTGCTTGTTTTTGTATTCTTCCTGTTCTGTCACACTTAAGTTATTAAATTCTTCTTCTGTTAGATCTTTAAAATCAGCCCCCTTAAAGGCTTTGTTAAGTTTCAAACCTAATTTTGAACCTTGAATTGTTTCAAACAAAGTAATAATCGGCTTCGCTAAATACTTTTGATATTGCGGCTTTCCTGTTTTTGTAAATCCTGTAATTAATTCAATTGATGTACGTTCCATTATTAAATTCCTACTTTCTTTTTAATTTGGCCAAAATAAAAAGAGGGCGTTAAGCCCTCAAAACTTACATTTCTAAATTAGATTGTACTGTAATTTGCACAGTATCAGTTTGCTTTCCTGCAGTCGCTGTAACGGTCGCATTACCTTCCGCCAAACCTTTAACGAGGCCAGTTGATGTTACGCTAGCATACGTTTGCCCCTCAGTCACTGCATAAGTTACTTTCTGTCCAGATGGTTCGGTTGTGGCTGATAGTTGTTTAGTAGCATCAACTTTAACTGTAACTTGTTCATCAGTGACGTTTACAGAAGTGACTTCAACTTTTTCTGTTTTTTTCATTTCTTTTTCTACAGGTTCCATATTTTGTTCTCCTCGACTAGACATGAATTCATCATAAGTTTTACCAAATGTTTCCATGAATACATAATCGCGACCTGTAGTGCTTCCTTTTTTATCATAGCCAGTAACATGCGAGCTCTCATCAAACAAACGATCAATAAAATTGCCTTCTACGTCGTCATTCTGGAATTCAACTTTATCTTGTTTTGTTTGCCCTTTGATGCTTGAACGAGTGAATTTACCTTTGAACAAGCCAACCCATTCTGAAGACTCATCATGATTACGTCTTTCAAATACAATCGCTACATCTGGCGGGATATCCTTAGCTCCATATTTATAACCACCTACACCTTTTTTAGCGCCATTCAAGAACGCCTTATCGTCAGCAGGAACAGTAACAAATGTTGTCTTAACACTTAGTTTACCATTAGATACAGCAGTTGCTGCGACCATATCATCCCCATAATCTTCCTCGGTATCTTGTGGACGGTCTACTTCAATTTCTTTTAAGAAACGAATACGTGTGCCAGCTCCAGTTTCCCATTCATTTTCTGTATCTTTTAAAATAGGTGCATAATAAAAGTTTGATACCCCAATTGCGATACCCGAAACTCCTGTATCTGCAAAATGTTGTAAGTTTAATTTTAAAAATCTTGGTGCTTGTTTCAATTTTTCAATCATTTAATTTTCCTCCAATTTCATTGATAAAATCGAGCCTTTTGCTCTTATAATATGTCTGAATGACATGACGTCACTCTCGTATAACGGTTCTCTGTAATAACATTGAAAATTTATCACTTTGAGTAACTCAACAATTTTTTCTGCTTGCTCGTTCGGTTCATCTTGAGACCACCAAACATCAATTTGGTAATGGTATTCTCTTGAAATCTCGTTATCATCAGCGTATGTGTCAGGATTGAACGGTAAGGGATATATGCGAATAATAGGCTTGTCAGTTTTTTCGTGAAAATGGTCATCTATAGTGTAGTTAAACACATTCACTTCATCTGTAATGTTATTTGCAATAATAGCGTTTCTAATTAATTTGGTAACATTAATCATTTTTGCAACCTCTTAGCAGTATCAAGCATTGTTTTTAAAACTTTGTTTTTCCCTTGCTTTTCTGTTTTTGTTATAAACAATTGTGGTTTTTGGTACATTGTTCCAAATTCTGTTGCATGAATACGATGTGAGACGCCTTTAGCGTAACCAATTGTAACGATTTTCTCACTTGTGTGTCTGTCTGTTTTCACATTAGAAACAGCTATGTGATCGCGAGCATGCTTTTTAGTATTCGCAAAAGGTGTATTACTTTTTAAAAGCGGGACTAATGACATAGCCCCAGCTTTGACAATTACATTACTATTTAAATTCATTTTTAAAACTGCATTTTTCAAACCTTGTTCGATGTTATTACTTTCAATTCTTGCCCCCATTAAATGACCACCTCGCCATAGATACGCAAATAAGATTTATCTTGATAATCTAGCTTTACATATTTGATGTTAAATCTTTGTCCTTCATGCAAGACGTAATGCTTATTTGTTGGTTTATAATCACCTCGTGTATCTCTGATAATAATAGTTTTAATGAATTTGCTACCTGTATTGAGATTCGTTTGAGTGTCGGATTCTTTAGATTCTTGAATGCAAGCGAAACAAGAGTATAATATTTTCGTCTTCGGTTTCATCGGATTTCCGTTCACTCTCTCGCTTACATCTTCACAAAAATCTATACGTTCATTTAATTTATTGGAATTAAATTTCATCATTTTCACTCTCCAAAAATTGCTCAAATGAACCTCTCAATTTATGCACCGTACTTAAAACCATATGTGGCGCAAGCGATAAATCCCTATCCAAATAAGCAATACGGTTTTCAAAATAGTAACTTACTAAAGGGTATATAGCACGAGCAAATAGAGGATGACTTTTAAACCAATCAATATATTTACTTGGTTCATCCGTAACAGCGCTAGCTATTTCATGGAATGCCCAAGAGTAATGTATTTCTAATAAGTCGTCCTCTGAATTGTGATCTATTTTGCAATGCTTTTTTAATAACTTAAGTTCCTCAGCTGTTAATTGCATTCAATCACCTATTCTTCTTTTACTCTTTCAAGTATTACTCCATGCTCTTTCAGCTTTTTGTTAACATATTCAGCACGTTTTACTGTCATTTCAACACGTTTACCTGACTTTAAATACTGGCCTTTTTCCAAGTCAGTATAAGATTTCTTCACTTCATACATTGCCATAGTTTATCACCTCTTTATAAAGTATCGAGCGCTTATTATGCTTCTAAGCCAAGATCGCCTTCACCGCGTTCACTATCATCATATTCAATCACAATTGCTGATTTATAATCTAGAATTCTACAGTCTTGACGTACAGCAATCATTAAACATTCTCCGAAATGCATGTAGTCAGTCCATGATGCTTGGTATTGAGAGCGGTCAAATAAAACAATCGCATCTTTTAAGTTACCGATAATCAAAGTGTTATTACCTTTTTGCCCTAGTACTTCATCAGGTAAAATTTCGATTTTAGCTCCTAATAAACGCTGTTGCGTTTTTTCTTTAACATCTGGCTGGATTAAATAGTTTCCTAGCTTATCTTTCATTTTGTCTAATTTTGCAAACATAGTTTGCGAAACAATCGCAACATTATGTTCGTAATTTGGCTTAACATTCAGGTTAATAGCATCTTTAATATCATCTAAAGATTTTGCTTTTTTAACTTCTAATTTCTTACCTTCTTTTTCAAAACCTGAACTTGTAGAACCCGTTGATCCTTTAGTGATAACATCAATAATTGCTTTGTTTCGTGTTGCTGCAATAGTTCGCGCCATCCATAGTTTCAATTCTTGCAAAACATTCACTTTTGCATCTTCGATTGCTTCACGTGAAATTCGGAAGTAACCACGGTGTGTATTAATGTCATATGCTAATTGGAAGAATGGTTTAACTGCTAATTCAGGGTTTTCTTCTAATTCTTCAACTTTTTCAAGGGCTGCAACTTCTGATTGTCGTACTACCGGATATTTACCAGAACCATTTGTAACACGTTTGACCGTCACATACTTATCAAGATTAAACTCAACCTCTTTTAATTTTAAAATATCTGTAACAATTTCCTCTGGAATAACTACAAATCCTGAGTCTGTTTTTAACGAACCACCTTGAATATCATTGCGTGTTTCAAGATATTCAGTAAAATCTCTAACTTCTTGTGATGTTACCTTTGTGTTTTGAATCGAAATACCTAAATCATTAATGTTTGCTTGGTTTCGATAAGTACGTGCTTCGTTTACTTCCACTGATTGTTGATTGTTTTCTGAAGTTCCATCTTTTTCTTTTAGCTTATCTAATTCTTCTTGTTTTTCTTGGATTTGAGAACGTAAATCAGTAATTTCTTGTTCTAATTTTTCTGCTTTTTCTAACTCATCGTTATTAAGTGCTCTCGTTGCATACTTCACCTTTAAATCAATTTGTCTTTTAATGTCTGAAATCTCAGATTGTAACTCTTCTTTTGTTTTCATTTAATTTCCTCCTAAAATTGGCATAAAAAAATAGACATCGCTATATTCAGCATGTCCAATGGCTGTATTTGAT